CGGCGTGCCGTCCGCGATATCGACATACGCGCCATTCGGCATTTTGGTGAGCGGCATTTTAAATCCTCTCGCCTTGGGCGTTGTAGCGCGGCACGCTGGACTTCCACTCGTCGAAAGTCGTATCCTTGTCGATCGACACTGCATTGCGGTACGCATCCCATTCACGCATGAACGGAACTTGATTGCCTTGCGCCATCGCTTCCAGCTTCAAGGTCTCGTACTCGTTGGCCCGCGCCAGCGCGCGGCGAATACGACCGGCGGTGAATTTGTTCGCTTTGGCCCCGGTACGCACGGACGGCAGGGAGCGCATGATTGCGTCGCCTTCCTTATCCGATACCGCACCCGGCAGAGCCTTGGAAAGCTTGATACGCATTTCTTGCGTGAGGCTTTCCATCTTCTGGAGGTTCTGGTTCGCCCAGGTTTGCAGTTCCGGGCGGTTGCCGAGGATCAGGCCGCCCGTGGGTTGCTTGGCGTTCAGGTTCTCGAATTCGGTGAGGTTGTCCAGTGCGTTAGCGTTCGCTTGAACGCGCTGACCAGTTTCCTCGTACAGCTTCGCACCGGTGGCGGTATTGAAGAAGCCGAGCCGTTTCGCCTCCGCCTTCTGTTCCGTGGTCAAACGCGCCGCTTCGATCTGCGCTTGCTGGCGCTTCCAGTCGGCGTCGTTATTCAACTGAGCGAGCATGAGCGCGGTATTGCGGTCATATCCGGCGCGCTCCATATCGTGGGCGAACGACCGAGTTTGCTGGCGCTCTTCGAACCCTTGCTGACGCCCGAGTTGCGCTTCATCGAAGTTCTGACCACGGATTTGCGTGCGGTCGTTCGCATACCGTCCCAGCGCCGCTTGGTACCCAGTGTTGGCCACGTCCTGACGGCGACCGGCGGCGGCCTCATCGAACGCGCCTTGTTCTCCCAGGCCCTTGTCGAGCATTTCCATGGCCCCGGAACTTTCGTACCGGTTCGCATCCGCGAGTTGCTGATAGGCCATGCGAAGACGGCCCGACAGGGTCGCCGGTTGGGCTTGCGGTGCGACGGGCGTCGGTTCCACCGGTACGCCGTTATCCGCCAGTTGAGGCGCAGCAGCGGGAGGCCCGCCCGCCAGTTCCGTCGGAGCGCCAAACTTGAGCGTCGAAGGATCGACGCGCTTACCGCTCGGGTCGCGATAGGTGAAATGGAGGTGGCTTCCAGTCGAACGGCCGGTACTGCCAACCGTACCCAAGGGCTGGCCAGCAGAGACCGTATCGCCCCGACGGACGCCGATATCGCCCAAATGAGCGTAACCGGTAACACTCCCGTCGGGATGACGGACAAGAACAGAATTCCCACCGCCGTTCTTGGTATCGTTCCAGGCACGGATAACCGTACCTTCGGCCGCCGCGCCGACAGGTGAACCGCTCGCGTCTGCGAGGTCCAGCCCGTTGTGGGAGCGACCCGGTCGCGCAGCGCCGAAGCCGCTAGTAGCGCGACCGCGTCCGGCTAAAGGGTCGGTGAAAACTACCCCCTGTCCCTGCGAGGTGATCGGAGGGGTCGTCGGGGCCGCCATCGGCGGCAGCGTGCGCATACCGACGGGCGACGGCGCGGCCACCGGAGGCATTTGCGCCGGGGCAGGAGCGAGTTGCAGCGACGGGTTGACGTTGTTCGCCTGGGGCGGGGGAGCGCCCAGCGCGGCGGCGACCTTGGCCGTCGTATCTGGCAACCCGTCGAGGCCCGTTTCGCCACGGCGACGGCGCAGTTCAAGCAGTTGTTGCTCGTCCGAGCCGTACCGCTCCATCTGCTTGTCGTTTTGGCGCTTGCCGAGATACGCTTGCAGGGCGCGAGCGATACCGTCGCCCCAGGCGTAAGCTCCGCTCGCCACGGGCGCAACACTGCTTCCCGTGGCGAGCGCTTGCCTTGCCAACAAAGTGCGAGGGTCGTTCTCGTACGCCTTCGCGATTTCGGGGATCACCGGGGGAGAAGCCATTTAAAAGACTTTCCTGTAGTCGACATACAAGATGCCGTTGGGGAGGACACCGACAGCGTCGGGGCGAACTTTCAGCACGTCTTGCGCCATCACGCCGAACTGGCGAACCTTGTCGCCGACGTACCGGAAGACATAGGTGGCAAGGCCGTTCGCCAGCGTGCCTACGCGCTTCACGTCGTATTTCACGCGGCGGTCCGACATGGCGACGGCGGTTCCGACCGTTCCGAAGATGGAGCCCAACATTTGGCTTCGGGCGTTCTGTTGGTTCTGGTAATTCGAGTTCGCCGCGTTGAAGTTCTGGTACACCGCGCCCTGATAGTCGGGAGCGGCAACGCCGACTTGCGAAACGGGGTTGAACGTCGGGCTGGCCACGCCACCGCCAGTACCGAGCAACGATGCGATTTCGTTGAGCGGCAGGTTGCGAAGGTACGACGCTTCGCCGATATCTTGTTGACGGCCCTGCATCGCCAGACCAAACAGACGCGACTGCTCGGCCGAACCCGCTTGTTGGGCGGTATAGTTCGCTTGGCCGTACGCGTCGTTTTTCGCCCGACTGAAATTGTCGAGTTCGCGGCGGTAGGCGTCGGAATTTTCCGAGATACCTTGCGCAGCGAGACGCGAACGCATGTCGCTTTCCGTCTGCGCGTATTGCGGATCGAGGCGCGACGTGTACTGGCCATAGATGCCATCGGCAACACGTTTGGCCGCACCGGAGAGATCGTCAGTACCGGGCAGTTGCGTCATGCCGTCGAACGAAAACGGCTTGCTCTGCACGTCCTGCACGCGCCCGATATTGCCGATGGCGAGATTGTTCAGCGCCAGCGCGACCTTGTTGTTTTGGTCGTACTTCGCTTGCTCGTCAGCCGACAGCGTTTGCGTCTGTTGGTACCGGGGCGTCCCGTCCGAGTTCGTACCAATTTGCTGATACGTCAGGCTCCCTTGGGGTGTCACCTGATCGATCCGGTTCAAGTTCGCTTGCGAGATCGCCGCGTCCTTGTTCGCCGTGGCCTGAGCCGCCGACGTCGCCACCGGATCGGGTGCGGCCGGTTGCGACGGCCCGTTTTTCTTGCCCATTTTTGACCTCGCTATCGTCAGCAAGATAACGGCATTCTTCGGCCAGGAGGCCGTAAATCAGCGCGTCGATCTTACCGTCATAACCTCGACGTAGGTTTCCTTCAAGCACGAAACCTAGGCCTTCTAAAAATTTCCGTGCGTGGGTATTTCGCTTCGTAGTAATCGAGGTACAGCGCACGCACTTGAGTTGTTCGAAGACGTATGAGAATACCGCCTTGAGGACATGAGGTCGCCACGCGGCGCTGCTCTCACCGGCGCATGAGATTTCACAATCCGTACCACGGAAGTTGGAAACGACAACGCCCGCGACAAAATCTTGGTTGTCGTTGACGATCATCAGTGCTTGGTACGAGCCCGGCTCCAGTACCATACCGGTTTGCTGCATAACATATGCGCCAACCTTGTCGGTGAGGTTTCCAGCGGGGAGGGCGATCATAGTATCGTAATCCCTGATGTTTTTTCAATCACGAACCGGGTCGCGTACCATTCGATACCGGGGGCAGTCAGCGAGGCCCTGAGCCACACAGACGCCACGTACCCGAGTTTGCCGGACGCGACCGTAAAGTTTTGTACGACGCCGGAGCCAGCCCAATCGTCCACGTCCCAGACGGCAACGTCCCACACACCGCCCGCGCCAGGGTCGATATTTCCCGCGTACGCCGGTTGGCTGTCTTCGAAATTCACGTTCACGCTGGCGGACAGTGGCGGTTCGCCATCTGCCTGTACCACGAACGTAACGAAGTGGAACTGCTTGTCGGCGGAGCCCATGCCCTTGCCGTCTTCGAAGTAGTTATTGGCCTGCCTGACGTCGCACAGGATCGGCAGTCCATCGTCATCGGTACCTTCATCGGCAAGCATGATGCGGCCATTATAGGTACCGAAATAAATACGCTTGTTCAGGACGGTCCACGTCAACGCATTCCAGCCAGTGAACCGACACCAAGCGTTGGTATCGGTATTCATGGCAAATTGGTAGTACTTGCCACTCTGCGCACCTGACGCAGGCACGTTCACAAGCAGCATATTTCCGCGAGGGTAGACTTGCGCACACCAGCCATGAGTGGCCGCGTTGGGAACAAGATTGGTGTAGTTCAGTCCGAGCTTCGCGGACAGGAACTCCAATTCCACGCCGCTTGCGCCATCGCTGCGAATTTGCGCGAACGGTACAACACCCTCATCGCAGATTATGTATAGGTCGGAGCGGAAATTGAACCAGCCTTTGCGCCCAATCGGGGCGCTGGCGTAGTACCTCCCGACCAAAGCCCAAGTCGCGGCGTTCGACGGATCGGTTCCCGCATATGCGATATACTCGCCCTCCGAAGTCATGAACACGATATAGTCGTTCGGCCCGTTACCGCTGTCGGCGCTGAACGAAGCGATACCAGACAGATGGCCGCCTTTCTTAGCGACCTGCGACAAATCGAAATACGACGCCGCGCCTTGAATTGCGCCGACGGCGAGGTAGTAAAACCCGAGTTGATCCTTCTGGGCGAAGTACAGACGACTTTTAAAAGCAAACACTGCGTGCAGGGTGTTTTGACCCCCGGTAACGCCGGTCAGCGCCAAGTTGGCAAAAGTCGTGCCGTCGTACGAAAACGGTGCATCCGCGCCAGATACACCGATCAGGTATTGCGCCCCGGCGTTCGAGAACATGCTGCTCGAAATAACGTTCGAGTTGCGACCCGATTGCAGTGGTGCGCCAACCGCACCGGGGGCCGAAACGGCAAATACCTTGCCGCCCCCAAACGCCAGCATCTTAGGTGTCGTGCCACCCGCAAAGGTCTCGATGCTTTCCACCGGAGCGCCGATGCCCGTTGCATACGGCTCGCACCCGTTGCGGGTCTTAAGCGTGGTGTTTTTCGGGAACCAGTTGTCGAGCAAAAACGCATCGTTCGCAGGCATATCCGCCAAACCGTCGCGACCGTTCAACCCGCCGACAGGGGCGGGGAGCGTCACTGGTACGGAGCGTCGCCCGCGATTGACACGAATTTGCATCATTGACCGTACCCCGTTTCCGGCACGTAGCCGTCGCCGAGTTCCGGCGTATCGGCGTAGTACCTTTTTGCCACAGGTTGCGAGCCGAGCGCATTGTCTTGCGCCCGCAAGAATTTCTTTCGGTTCTCGTACGAGTTGAAGTCCTCGCTGTAGTCGAGACCCTTGGCGTGTTTGATACGCCACTTAAGCCCCATCCGCACCAGTTCTTCCGGTACGCGAGGTTCGTCGGTGTCCGAGAAGAACTTGGCAATCGGCACACCATTCGTATCTTTGGCCAGATACTTGGAGGTATACTCCATGGTGAGCGTTTCTTCCAGTTGCGGAATAGGCGTCATATAGATAAGGCGCGGATCGCCTTTCATGCGGAACCGATATCGACCGATCCCCACTTGCCATCCGTACCGTCGCTGCGACCATTGCGCAGGCGTCATCGAGCCGCGCAGTTCATAATACAGGGACGACACGAAAGCCGTATCGCTGATATACTTTTTAAAATCAACCGGTAGTGGGTAGGTTTCTTGACCTTCCACGGTCGTGAACTCGTAAACCGTTTCGAGAACGGTCCAGTCACACGTACCGATTTCTTCGAGCGTTGCGTTCGCCAAAGCGAACATTTGTCGCGCGAGATCGCTTGAGCCGTTCGCGACAGAGGTAAGCCGGGGTAGCCCGACTTCGTCGACCACATCGCGTACTATGGTGAGCAAAGTCATGGCTACCCCTCCGGTACTAGATGATGTTGGCCAGCGACGGTACGGTATCACCGCCGGGGGCCTGGGCGGTGGCGGGGACGACCGGCTCCGGCGGCTTGGCGGCCTTCGTCGTGGTCGCGGCCTTCGTCGTGGTCGCGCTGGGGGCCGCCTGGGGAGCCGGAACGACCGCCGGGGCGGGGGTAGTAGCCGCCGGGGGTTGAGGGGCTTCCTGGGCCGCCTGAGCGGCTTTCAGTTGGGCCTCCAGGGCGGCCATGCGCTCGCCCATGGCTTTCATGTCGTCGTCGCGCCGCGTCAGGTCGGCACGGGCCTGCTCCAGTTGGGCCGCCAGAGCCGCCGCGTGGCCGCCGTTGGCGGCGGCGTCGAGGAAGGCTTGCGCCTTGGCCCGCCACGTACGCCCGTCGGGGCCGACGACGTGCAGGCGGCTGTCGGGGAGGGCGGCGAGGCCTTCGACCGTGAACACGCGCGCTTCACGCAGCGCGGAGGCCATCGAACGCGTGATCTCCTGCCACTCTTTGAGCGGCGTACCGGTCATGCCGCCTTCGCCGCCTTCCTCGCTGCGCTTGAACGCCTCGATCTGGTCGCGGTACTGGTCGAACTGGTTGCCGCGCAAAACCTGCTTCTGGCCGTCCTCGTCCAGGCCGAGTTCGTCGGCGAAAATCCGCTCGACTTCGAATACCGGCGACGCGCCGCCGGAACCGGGGGCGATGACCTCCACGTAGATCGCCTCGTCGTAGATCGGGCGGCCGTGCGTGTCGGACAGGTATTTGTTCCTGACGCTGTCGCGCCAGATGCGAAGCGCGCAGCCATCGGCTGTGCGGAACTGCGGTTCGTTGTCCATCTTCGTACTTTCTGAAAAAGTGGCGGGCGTGTACTTCTATTCCACGGCCCGCCGAAGGTTGCGCTGCGGGAGGGGTCGCAGCGGGTTAGGTGATTTGCGTCTGCATGTGCGGACGGTTCATCGTCAGGTAGCACTTGCCCGCCGACGGCGTGCCGACAGCGGTGTTCAGACGCGCACCGGCGACTTGCGTACCAGCGGCGGCGACCGAAGTCGCGGAGCCCGCCGTGGCGCTGGCGTAGACCGGACCCGCCGCCGTGGCGGCGATGGCGTTGACGATGGCCAGACCGCCGATCTGGTACCAGCCGTATTGACCGGCCACGACCGCGTTCAGAGCGGCGGCG